AACGTGGGTGATCGTATGAGTACCATAAACGTAAACGCATTAGATAAAGAATCTGGCTCAACGCTTACGTTGGGTGGGTCAGGAACCGCAGTCACCTTACACGCATCAGCAACGGCGTCTGGTTTTGATTCTGGGCTTGCCTCAGTACAAACCTTTACCTCTAGTGGAACTTGGACAAAGCCGTCTGGGATTACAAAAATAAATATAACAATAATTGGTGGGGGAGCAGGAGGAGGAGGGGCAACGAATGAGTATGGAGCGGGGTCAGGTGGTGCGGGATCAACAGTAATTAAATACGCTCATAATGTTTCTTCAATTTCGACCGCAACAATAACCATAGGTTCTGGAGGTGCGGGAGTACTCTCTGCGGCGGGCAGTCATGGTGGTACTAGCACTTACGTTGATAGCGCTTTAACTCTAACAGCGGGAGGCGGTGATTCTGGAGTAATTTCTTACGGTACAGCAACTGGTGGCGACGTAAACATTCAGGGAGTACCCGGAGATTCGCCTCACTTTTACGGCTACAACTTAGGATCAAAAGGTGGAAGCACAACATTAGGTGAAGGTGGAAATCAACAGTATTATAACTACACCGGCGCAAATGGAACTGGGTATGGTTCTGGAGGTGGTGGCGGGGGTAGACAACAAGGAACAGGCGGTTCTGGAGCAGGTGGAATTTGCATTATTGAGGAGTACAAGTAATGAAATACGCAATCATTAAGTCTGGGATTGTCGAAAACATCATTGAATGGGATGGCACTAGCGAATACCAAACAGACGGCGTTCTTGTCGAAACAGATGCTAACGCATGGATCGGCGGTGTTTACGCTGATGGTGCATTCGTAGCACGACCTCCCGAACCAGAACCAGAACCAACCGCAGAAGAACTGCAAGCACAAGCAGACAAAGCATCTGCCGTTTCTAAACTTGAGGCACTGGGCTTGACCGATGCTGAAATTAAAGCACTGTCAGGAGGTTTGTAATGTCCAGTGAAGTCAAAGCAAACAAGATAAGCCCTGCTACAGGTACGGCTTTCCAATTTGGTGATTCGGGGGATACGTTTACGATTCCATCAGGCGCAACGATAGACGCATCAGCGGGTACTGCAACTGGCTTTGGCGGTGATAACACACCCGCTTTTCAAGCGTATCAAAGTGCAAACTTATATTTGCCAGATAACACTTATACAGCAGTTACGGCGAACACAGAAGATTTTGATACGGACAGTGCTTACGACACCTCTACCTATACGTTTACAGTACCTTCAGGAGAAGGCGGTAAATATTTTTTATATTTTTATGGAGATGTCCAAAGTGGTGGGGGATCGGCTCAAGCGTTAGACGATACGGTCGCTCAAATAAGAATTAATTCAGAATCATCTTCCACTGCAAGGTTTAGCAAATATCACGACGATTATATTGGTGGCAATACGAAATCAGTTTTTGTTTCTGGAGTTGTCATTTTATCAGCGGCTGACACTGTGAAATTTTGGATAAGACAAAATGTCTACTCAGGTTATGCGTCTAATCTTCTTGGCACTTCACAAAGAGCAACCGTTGTTGGTGGTTACAAATTGATTGGGGTTTAAAAATGATTACGAACATCGGATTAAAAAAACTAGGATTTTCTGAAAACGATTATGTCCTTCAAGATGACGGCGACGGAACATACATCGCAGAATGGAATTCAAAAGAAAGAAGCCAACCAACTAAAGCGGAAATAGAAACCGCTGAAGAGGAGTGGCAAGCCGAATACGATTCTCAAGCATACGCAAGAGCAAGAGCCGAAGCATATCCGTCTTGGCAAACACAAATGGACATGATGTTTCACGATCAAACAGAAGGCTCACGCACTTGGCTTGATGCAATCGAATCCGTCAAAGAGGCATACCCTAAATGAGCGAAATAAAAACAGAAAAACTTTCTCCCCGCACAGGTTCAGGAACCGTAACGCTTGGAACGTCAGGCGATACGTTTAGCATTCCTAGTGGTGTGACTCTATCGAACTCAGGCACAGCGACTGGCTTTGGCGGTGACAACTCTCCCGCTTTCGAAGCGTTTTTGAGTAGCGATCAAACTTGCGGGGACGCAACGTATACGAAACTGCAAGCAAACACCGAAGTTTTTGACACTGACACCGCTTACGACAATTCCACGAATTACCGATTCACTGTTCCATCTGGAGAGGGTGGTAAATATCGTGCTTATGCCCAGATTGTTTTTTACTCTGCGGCGAATACGAACGACGTAAAAACGCTGCAACTTGCTTTAAGGAAAAACGGCACAACTGTTGCAATCGCAGAAGGAAATCGTAACGGTTATGGAATTTCCGCAACAGAAAATGTCGAATGCACTTTGATTTTATCGGCGGGTGATTATCTTGAAGCGTGGGGATATATGGATAATAACAATGGGGCGCAACATCCAAGATTTGCGGGTGAGGCGACTTGGCCCCGCAGTTTCTTTGGCGCTTATAAATTGATAGGAATTTAAAAATGATTACAGCCAAAGGATTAGAAAAACTAGGATTTGAAACACTTGTTGACTTTGTTCTGCAAGATAATGGCGACGGCGTTGTTTTTATTGCTGAATGGAAAAGCAGTCAACCACAACCATCAGAAGAAAGAATAAATGCTGCCTCATTAGAAGCGCAAGCCGAATATGAAGCAACGCAATACCAGCGTGATAGACAGGCTGAGTATCCGTCAATGAACGAACTGATCGTTGCTCTATGGGAAGGTGTGGTCGAAGAACGCATGGCATCTGTCACTGCGTTGGAAGGATTACGACAGGCAGTTAAGACAAAATATCCAAAGGATTAAATTATGGCATTAGAATCAGGAACGTATGTAAAAGATTTAGTTAGCACCAACCCCCCAGGGACTGATGCTATATCACAAGGGGATGACCATCTTCGCCTGATTAAATCTGTACTGCAAAACTCATTTCCATCAAACAGTAATTCCCCTATTATTCCCGATGTATCAGGTAATGGAGGTAAATACTTACAAGTTAACAGTGGTGCTACTGCTACACAGTGGGGAACTATTCGTAATCGTGGGTACATTAATAGATCAGAGTTTAATTATTCTAGCACTAGTGCAATATTAATTGGATCAGGGTCTTATGAAGTAGATAATGGCTCTGCTCCAGAAACTTTTTATTGGGATAGCCAACTAACTTTTACGTTAGGAAGTGGCGGCAGTAATGCTTCTAGTAGTGCTTTAGGTACAAATCAATGGCAATACATTTACATGGATGAGTCTGCTATTAGCGCATCCCCTTTGGTTGCCGCTTCATTCTTAAACTCTACGACTGCACCTACTTATAGCCAATCTAAACATGGTTGGTATAACGGTAGTGACCGTTGTATCTTTGCTGTTCATATAGATGGTAGTGGTAATATTGAAAAATGGTATCACGATGGCGGTAATCATGTAGAATATATGAATGATATTCAAGACGGTATTGTATACAGTACAGGCGCTTGGTCTACTGTTACCTTAACAATGCCAGTTTTTGCAAAATTTGCAGAAGCAAGTTTTCTTATTAGAACTCCAGAAACAGTAACAGACTCAACTTCATTTAGTGTTCGTGTCCCTAGTGAAGGTAGTGGACATATAATTGGCATTGGTGAAGCGGGCGCAGAACTTCAAGATGATTCTCACGTTAGCGGAAACAAAAGAATTGCTACAAACTCTTCTAAACAAATTGAAATAAAAGGTGATGACCCTGATCCCACAACAACAAGTTGTACAGTTTATACAAATGGATTTTTTCTGCCCGGTGGAATTTAAATGCCATTAGTACCCTTCGATAACGTAGGCTCTGTAGGAATTATAAAGGATATACCTCCTTATAATCTTCCACAGGGTGCATGGTCTGACGGAAACAATGTAAGATTCCTTGATAACGGCGTAAAGAAAATCGCAGGTTATCAGGAAGTGATGGCTACTTGTCCGTTTGCTCCTTACTATATACATCCATACCTAACCGCAGCAGGACTGTATTACTGGATAGCCTATGGCACATCGGCAATAGCAGTCTATACAGGAACTACATGGGTTGATATTACAAGGTCTTCCGGCGCATATGGAGCCAATACTTCTAGCCGTAGATGGACTGCTACTAATCTTAATGGTCTTGTCGTTGCTACTAACGGATTTGATGAGCCGCAGATGTGGCCTTTGTCTAGCGGGATACCTAGCACTGGAACTCCATTTACCGCTTTATCTAACTGGCCTAATGCAAGTTATTCTTGCAAGTCTATCAGATCGTTCAGAACATTTCTTGTTGGCCTTAACTGGGGAAGAGCTAATCAGGAGCCACGACTGGTTAAATGGTCTACTGAGGCTTCATATGGTTCTGCTCCTTCTACATGGGATGAAACTGATGCTACCCTAGATGCAGGTGAGTACGAACTATCTGACACGCCCGGAGATATTGTAGACGGCTTACCACTGGGTGATTCATTCTTAATTTACAAAGAAGATTCTATTTACATTATGAACTATGTAGGAACGCCCTACATATTCTCATTTAAACTTCTTAGCCCTACTGTTGGCGCCTTATCTAAAGAGGCTATCAAAGAGTTTGATGGTGGTCATTTCTTTATAGGCAACAGTGATTGCTATATTTGTAATGGTCAGACTGTAACCCCTTTATTACCTAACAAAGTACGCAGGGCAATGTTTGAGGATTTGTCTGGCGATAACTACCAAAAATGTTTTGTTGCGGCAGACTATGTTCGCAATGAAATGCTTGCTTGCTTTCCTAGTTCTGGTAGCGATGTAGTTAACAAGGCTCTTATATGGAACTGGAAAGACAATACTTTTTCGTTTAGAGACTTGCCAGATACTTCTTTCATTAACAGCGGTATTATAGATATTACCGCAGGTGCCACATGGGACGCTAGTTCAGAGTATTGGGATACTGGTTCAGGCGCATGGGGTGAACGTAACTACGATAATGTTAAAAAGAATTTAGTATTTTGCGATGTAACTAACACCAAAATATTTCGTGATAGTTCTGGTAATACCAAAGATGGAACTAACATGACATCCTACATAGAAAGAACTGGTATAGATTTAGATGACCCGCAATCAGTAAAAACAGTTACAGCAGTTTACCCTCAGATTGATGTTAGCGGTGATAATTCTGTTAACGTATATGTTGGCAGGCAGATAAGCACTGAGCAAGGAATTACATGGCAGGGGCCGGTATCTTTTAACCCTAACACTCAATCTAAAGTATCCTGTCGCATAAGCGGTAAATACTTTGGAATCAAAGTAGAGTCTACTACGGACATGGATTGGAAACTACATGGTGTAGCATTTGAAGTGCAGCAACGTGGCTTAAGGGGATTAAGGGATTATGGCTAATGCTCCGGTTAAGAATATTAAGTCAGTTAATAGATGGACACCTAATCCTGCTCCAGTAAATAATGAGAACTTATCTGATTACTTGTTTAGCGAACTAAACAGATTGTCGGATATTATTTTTAACTTAGATGTAATGCGATTAGAACAAACTAACATAGACCCTGCTAATACTACAATTGCAACTAGCAGAGGCAAACCTAGGGATGGTGATATAAGATATGCGGATGGTACGAATTGGAATCCCGGTAGCGGTATTGGCATTTATGCTTACATTGGGGGCGCTTGGACTAAACTCTAATCTGTATGCAGACTACAAGTCTACATTCTTAATAGAGAGAAACAAGTACAGCACATTAGACTGGCTGTCAGATGAAAGCAGTAATCACTGGCGTGATATAGTTATAGAGAAGTTAAACGCTAACGGTGATACACACGCTGATGTGATGGCTAGAAGTTATGACTCTTCGTTTAAAGAGGTGAGCAGTGTTAATAGAGTTGCTTGGCGTGATCGTCTTAATAAGTTGCGTAATAAAAATCTGGCTCCTGTAATGTGGCTTATATCTGATGACAGCCCACAAGCCTACAAGCAGGGGCTACAGAATCAGATAGACTATCAGAATCAAGTAGTAGACGCAGTAGATGATCTAGTCAGTCATTATGTTGTATGTCTTGAGTGCGATGAGTATTACTCAGCACAAGAAGTAAACGTACTAATACAGAGCCTTAGAAACAAAGGTGTTAACAAACCTATTGGTGTACACCTAACTCCCGGAGTCAAACCTGAATACTATGCTAAAGCGGATGTTATTTATTTGCAAACTGGTTTTGGATTATCTGAGGCGCAGTTTCGCAAGTCCATACAAGACGCATTATCATTGGGGAAACCAGTAGTAGTTTCAGAATACAACCTGAATGGAGAATCAGCAGAAGCAAAGAGGTATGGAGATATTGCTTGCTCTTACAAGGGAGTTGTGGGAACTGGAAACGGCAGAGGATCAGCAACCTGCGAAACAATGCAGTGGGATCAAGGACAAACAACTAAGTCCGAATGGGACAGATGGGAAGACTTCGTAAAGAAAAACGATGAAGAGTTATATGTGTTTGCATTAGCACTGGTTACTGTTAGTGCGGCTAACTTAATCAACTTGCCATTTATGGCTACGTTTAACTACGCTACAGAAAACTATTATGAGTTGATGATGGTTAGACCTGTTACAGAAACTATAGATACTGGTATAACAGTTCGTAATGATGGAAAGGTAATGGTATTTGGAAATTGGAGATTTAAATGAGAACTGTAAATGCTTTTGTTGTATCTATTATTGCATACTGTGTACTGGTTGCCATTCTTATGATGCCTGTATTGGTTAAGGCGCAAGATCAAATGCCTGAAGGTATGTACGAAAAACAAATCAAAATGAACCTTGGCTGTACTGAAGGATTTATGGCTATGATAGATATACTTCACGATAACTATCAAGAAGTGCCAGTAGTTATGAGCCATCTAGATATGACTACAACTTTTGTTTTGTTTGTTAACGAAAAGAAAACTACATCTACATTAGTTATCACTAAGAACTTAAAGGATAAGGAAGAGGCTTGCATTGTGTGGGCAGGACAGTCTAACGGTACATCTTTAAGTATTAATCCTAATCCTATATTTCCAGTGGAGACGTAATGACAATACCACCATACTTAATTAGTGCTGTTATATTTTTAATAGTCCAAACAACTACCGCAGTGTGGTGGGCTAGTAGTATATCAAGCGATGTTGATATGCTTAAGCGTGATAGTCACGACATGGCTATAATTATAGATAACTTAGATGTTTTATCTTACAGGTTAGAAACGCTAGAGGCAATGTTACAACGTGTTCTAGGCCCGGAGTCCAGATAATGGCAATCAGAAAAGACCCAAGACTTGAAAGAGCAGGAGTATCTGGATTTAACAAACCAAAGGCTACTCCTAGCCATGCTACTAAGTCACACGTTGTAGTGGCTAAAGAAGGAGACAAGATTAAGACAATAAGATTTGGGCAGCAGGGTGTTACTGGTGACAAGCAACCATCTGCTAGACAAAGATCGTTCAGGGCTAGGCACGCTAAGAACATTGCCAAAGGCAAGATGTCTGCGGCTTACTGGGCTAACAAAACTAAATGGTAAGGAGAATATTATGCCTTCAGGAAAAGGAACTTACGGTAGAAAAAGAGGAAGACCACCTAAAAAGAAATGAAACACTTAAAGGAAAACAATGAAACGTATTTGCAACACCTACGAAAAGCAATGTCTATATCTGGCCTTATGTTGGCTGGGAGTGCTACTGCTTTCGTTCACAGCATTGTACCATTTGTGGCAGTAAATACAACCAGTAAGATATGCAGTAAGGTTAGGGATAAACTAGAACATAGGAGGTGTGTATGTGGAAAAACGTAATAAAAACTTGGAACGCATTAGACAGTCGGATCAAAATAGTAATCGTAATCGTAGGGGCATTGGCTATTATGTCCGCAATTTGGGGATCGCCTGCGCCATCAGTGCCAGTGCAGTAGGTTGTCAAGCACTAAAGGAGTCAACGATAGTAGCAACAGGAGCGGGAACGGGTGCGGTTGTTGGGACTGTGATCAGTGGGGGTGTCGGTGCGCCGATACTGGGAGCCATGACGGGTGCCTTTGCGACAGATGTAGTGACGGAGGTTTTGACAACGGACCAAGAGATTCAGACTATTATACAGGCGCCTGATAATTTTTTTACATTACTTCATAAATTAGTAGAAATCGGTGGGTGGGCTTTAGTTTTAATATTTATAATACCAATGGTGTGGGGGTGGTTAATTCCAAGTCCGACAAAATTGAACAGGAAGGGTGATGGCTAAAACAATTAATGATTTTCTAAGTCCTGACGATCTGATGCATGCAGGACCTGCTTCTAATGCGCCTGATTACTTGAAGAATATTAAAAATTTAGATCAATCGCTTGATGATCAAATATTAGGAAAAGTTAGTAAAAGATTAGGTCTGAATGCTAACGGCCTTATAGGTTTTGCAGAAAAAGTAGCAGGCATGGAAAGTGATAATAATTCACTTGCAAAAAATCCTATTACCACTGCTAAAGGTTCTTATCAATTTACTAATGATTCTTTTATTACAGCCAAAAAAAGACTTAAAAATATTATTGGTCAAGTTCCCAAAAGAATATTAGATGCTAAATCTATTATTGATTTGTCTCCTGAAGACCAAAGAGCATTATTCTTTGCTCATTTAACAGAAGATAAAGGTAGTGATGAAAGAATGAAGTCTTATTTAGAAGGTAAAAATTCTGGATGGGATTTGTATTTGCATAATCATTATAAAGGATTGCCTACACCCGGAACTTTAAATAGAAAAAATTTATTTTTTCCATAAAAACATTTAAATTGGAATATTAAATTATGATGAAAACAAATAATGCACAACAGGAAAAGTTTGTAGAGATGTTTCTACTAACTGGCAGTGCAGCAAAGGCGGCAGAAATTGCAGGGTATGGTAGTCCTAAGCAACGTGGATACGAACTCAAGAACAAATTTAAAAATCTTATAGAGGAGCGTCAGAAGCGTATGTTACAGGATAGCATACCCCTTGCAATTAATCAGTTGATCACAATGGTGCAGAGTGCTGAGTCTGAGGCTGTACGTCTTAACGCAGTAAAAGACCTGTTAGATCGTGGTGGCTTTAAACCAGTAGATAAGATCGAACAAACTGTAACCAGTATCGAAGAGAAAACTACAGAAGAACTAGAAGAAGAATTTAAACAAGTAACATCACTTTTGCAATAGGAGGTATTATGTCATCATACAGAAGCAGGCTTGGAGAAAACAATAATCCAACTCCCAAGGGTACGCCTAAACCAAACTCAAACCAGTATTTTAAAAAACGCAAACCTGCCCCAGTTAAAAGTATACCTCTTGAAATGTCAATGAACACCAAAAGAATTGTATCAGAATTAAACAAAGGAATACCTAAGAGTAAAAAACGCAAGGGATAAATGAAAAATAAACAAAGGAGAAGTTTATGATGAAAGCAAAACCTA